GGGTGGATGCACCAACAGCGTATTTAAGAATACCTATTGGCTGAGTGGTAAGATTAATTGCGTTTGCTCGGCTAACAAATCCAAGCTCAGGACCGAACTTAGTGGAGTTTACTAAGTTATTACTATCTCCTCTTGTACTTCCCGCCACCAACGATGTCGCCCAGCTAGAGTAGTTCTGCGTAGTCTCTGCGTTCGATGTATTATCGTGCCATGAGGTATAGAACAATCCATCCTGTGTGGCTTGTGCGGAGGTTAGGTCAACCACATCAGCATGACCATGTGCATTCGACTGACCCGCTAATATAAAGAGATCGATTGTTTGGTTGGTGATAACGGAGTTATCGAATGTGCGATACCATACTCCGTTGTAAAAGTAGGACATTGTGGGCGTACCGCCAATTGTTCCATCGGTAACTAAAGCGTTTGTTCCAGCAGTAGCGTTGAGCGGTAAGTTTGCTTTTGTGTAGGTGCTTATCTGCACACCATCCTGACCATCAACCCCGTCCACGCCATCAGCTCCGTCCGCACCCGCTGGGCCTGTGGCCCCCGTTGGTCCTTGAAATTGCGCAAGGTCATTCCATGCGGTTACGCCGTCACCAATCTTTAAAATCTGATTCGTGGTGTCGAAACCTGGTTCCCCTTCAGCAAGTATAATTGGGTTCGGACTAGTGACTGCCCAATTACTGGCGGAATCCCGCCTCAAGAATATGCGCCTCACGCTCATAGGGATGCACTCCCCCCGTCTATATCTGTGGCCTCCGTATATTGAAGAGATGCACGGCCACCATCCACGATGCCCACGCTTGTATCCTCCAGCGTATCGAGCCGAGTATCCTGCAGACTTACGCTCGATTGAATATTACCTAGGCTCACCTTTGTTCCGAATGTATCGCTCGCGGTTGTTTGGTAGGCAGTAAATGTCGAGTGGCTCGTATACTGCGATCTGTCGTCCTCCGAGATACTACCGAAGCCCGACAACTGCATCATCGTAAATTCCCCGTTATTCGGGTTCTTTAACGCAACGGTCTTCATTTCTTGCGGATCTCTTGGTAGAGTTTGATGCTCATATACACGAGAGTCACCGCACCCACCGCGATGCCCAGGAATGAATCGATGGTGGATAAACCAAAGGTAGCGGCTGTGCCTGACATTCCCGCAACTGATACCCGGTCAATCATGTTCATTTATCTCCTTGGCGATGGACCAAAATAAAATCCGAGGATACCCATAAGGGCGGTGTGGCCCATATAGGCGAGATGGCCGGACGAGAGGATGATCGGATCTTGGCTTGCGGGGTAACTGATGAGTCCGAATAACCACTCTGTTCTACCTTCTCCGTGTGCGTTGGTGATGGAGAGGAACTCGGCAGACGGGAAGAGCGTACAGAACAGGACGCACAAGCAAAGAGTACCAATGCCCATAAAAGCGATAATCCTACGACTAAAAGAAACAAATTCCCCATTAGATCCTTCAGCCAACTGAGCTTGGAGCTTAATGAAATTTTCATTAGCGCGACTTTCTCGTGCAAGTTCAAGCTCGTGCTTTTGGCGGCGATTCTCGAAAAGCATTCCGAAACCGCCCTTGAGGACAGCACCGAGAGCCGTACTGCCACCACCCGTAAGTAACATAAGAAGTATCTCGCCCATTTCACTAATCAATCTTGAACCGCAAACGGTCCACTTCTTTCTCTAAGTATTTCAATCGCTCGAACTGCTGATAGTCAGAGGTTATTGGAGCGTCTTGCATCTCCACTAAGTGATCGAGATCATCCTTTGCCTGTTCTGCAAACTTCTCCAGGTGCATCATCCGTGCAGACAGATCGCCAAGAAGTGTGGACTCATGCGATACCCGGCTGACCTGGAGTTCCATTGCCGCCATGCGGTTGGTAAGCTCAGACCAGCACCACACCGCAGTAGCCACGCCTACGATGATCTTTATGGCGAACTGCACATTGACTCGTGCGGACGAGGATTCCGACAAGCCCTCTGACTGCTTAGGAGCCATTAGATCTCGTCAGATGTCCACTCAGCACCACTCAAGATGTTAAGTATCTCAGCATGATCGTATTGTGGTTCACCTATTAAAAAGCTAGGAGTGTCCCCTTCAAACTTTACGAATGTTTTTGTACCGTCCAATGAGTAGCGTAGCATATCAGCAGAGCTTTGCAGTACTTGATCGAAGTCCACATTACTAACTTCGGAAGCGTCTATTATTACATATGTTCTCATGGTTTGTTATTACTATAGGTTGCTCCTCCGTTACCCGTTCCGTCATTTGTACCAGCATTCGCAGCGTTAACTACTGTACCGATAGTACCTCCATTCGTTGGACTACCACCACCACTTACAGTATCACTACCTTCACCTATTCTATACCAGTGCGTAAGGTTTGAGGCTTTGTCGTAAATACCTGCGTTAGATGTTGGATCGATTGGTAGTCCGTTATTGTATAAACTTGAAGCATCGTCTCCATCTAAAGCCACATCCCAAATAGCTAAATTATCCAGTAGACCGTCAAAGTAATTACTAGCGAATCCAGCTTTACCGATAGAACCATTATTACCTGTACTTGCCCCTGTTGAAGAAGGTACGGATGTTGTGGTGGTAGCTACCTGTGAACCATTAAAATACAAAGTAACATTGGTTCCGTTATAGGTTCCTAGTACATGTCTCCATGCGTCTGTTGCTCTGTAATCAGTTGGTGTATCCAATTCAAATATACAATTATTTACTGAACCGTTAATACCCCATCTAAGTTCAGACGAAGAGTTAACATAAAAAGCTACACGATCACTCGTACTTGTACCCGAAGAAAAAGGAACTTCTATAGTTGTTCCAGTGTAGTCTCTCAAATTGATCCAAAAACTTACAGACAATGCCGAAGCACTATTGAATGCTGATATAGCACCTAAAGAAATATAATCATCAGTGCCATCAAGTTCAGCACTAAATGAATTGGATACTGCACCGATAGAGATGCCGTCGTTGTTGTACCCTCTCCAATTAGTGCCGTCCCAAATGATGACATTCTTCGTGTCTGTTTCAAATAATACATCCCCGTCATTAGCTGGATCAGGGCGTGTGGTTGATGTGCAAGTGCTGAATGTACTCATGGTGTATAATCGTTATTATAAATGTACCAAGCAGACCCGTCCCAAACATACAGATCGTAAGTGTCGCTACCAAACTTAACGGTAACTTCTCCGCTTGGATTGGTTGGGCTAAGTGCAAGGATCGTAGCTTCTGTTTGTTGGTCTGTGCTGTCAGGGATGTTGTACTTATTAGCTGCTGCCTCTAGGAACAATCCACTGATAGATGCTGTGGTAAACCCTGTTGAAGATAAATCTACACTGGTTACTCCGCTACTGCTTGCTGGGTTGGTAAGAGTAAAGCTAACTACTGTGTCGCTACCTGTTGGTAATGTCTGTGCTGTATCTACTGTAAGTACAAGTGTACCTGTTGATTGTGTCCAGCTACCAGCCGACCCGAAGATAGAAGCACCTGCTCCACTTAATGTTACTGATCCGTCTGTTGTTGCACTACCTGTTAGTCCTGATAGAGTGATTGGAGAACCAGCGGATATAGAAGCAGATGGTTGGACAGTAAATGTAAATGGATTGTCGTTGCTTGCTAAGTTACCACCGTCTGTAAGTGTAGCGGTATCAAATGTTTCAGGAGGTACGGTAGGACTAGCTACTACTCCGAAACTAAATGTAGGTAATACAAACATTATGCAGCAGTATCTCCAGCAAGGATATAGGTATCAGTTGCGTATGCTACGATACTTGCTACTCCATACTGATCGTTGATCTTGGTGTGTGATTGTCTGTTGTTAAGTGTGGCTGTGCCAGCAAATGTCACTTGACCCGAACCCGCCTGGATGAAACTACAATTGAAACCTGATACTAATCCTGTATTCACATTAACGGTCATAGCGGTTGTTCCATTATCAAGAGCTAATACCTTACCATTATCTGCATCTGTTAATGTGTAAGCGTTAGCTGTTATGGTAGGTGTGTTAACTGATGCACCAAAACCAAAGATCGCATTATCATCAAAATCAAAGTCACTTAACGCTCCAGCGGACAGACTTTGTAAAGCACTATCCAACTTCGTCTTGTCACCATCTACGAATGCTCCTTCTGCGGGCTGTAGTTGATAGCTACTAAGGTCTTGGTCTCCTGTGTTCGTACCGCTTAGGTTACCAAGGTTCGTAATGTCAGAAGAGGTTACAAACTTGTGGGTGGTTGATGTGTCATCAATGTCATCTGCATCCAATACTACCGCACCTGTCGCTGTGTTAACGCTTTGTACGGGTGCAACGGCTACCAGGTTTGCAACCGTGACCTTCTTCGTGGTTCCCTGTAAAGATCCTGTGGTGTCATCTACATCGGTGACGGGGATAATATCAGAAGCGGTTAATCCTGGTGTGGATGTACCGCCCACCAAAGTAATGTCGTCTAATGAACTAATTCGTTTGTTCGCCATAATTGTTTTCCTCTTAATCGAATGCTAAAAATTGCCCCGCTTCCACGAGCAGAAAGTCTTCCGCCTCTGTTTGGATAACGCCATCAATGATGGGACCGCCCCCAATAGGACCAATGATGCTGTCGGCATCTACCTCCCCGATGGAGAGTCTGATCCCTAGTTCTGGCATTAGACGCTACCTTTGTACAGGATGGCGGCTCCGCTGGTTAAGGTAATACTGGTAAATGGAACATAGATCACTTGGCCTGTCCCGAAGGATGTGGCATCGGCAATCAAGTCTGCCGAATTGTCCATCACTGCTGTGATTGCTCCTATTACTGAAGGCTCAGTAAATTGGACAGCGATGAAGCTACCATTTACTGCGGAGGTTCCGTTTACATAGACGCATCCATTAGCGCCCATACTATTCAATACATTTACTGATGCGAGTCCCATGATATTAAGTGGTTGATAAAATTGATACCCCGAAGCTGTAGCTCGGGTAGGTGTTTACGGTTATTTTGTTCATCGAGTTGAGTCGCTCGACCCGATCCAATTCCAAGGCTAAGGTTTCCTCGGCCATTTGCTCCTGTGCCAAGGCTTTATCCAGTTGGCCATCGGCTTTGTAGTAATCTGCTACACAGGCTAATAATAAATATCTCTCCAGGAATGCAGGGAGATCCGTTGTGCCTGTGCCATAGTCAGATGCCGGTACTTGGTTGCCCACGATGAATACAGACGATGCTGTAGAGTCAGCAGGTAGTACCAGGTAGCCATTGATCAGTTGGTAGTCCAAGAGGATCGCATTGCGATCTGTAAGTGGGTTCTTGGTCCATACCTGAAATACATCCATAAGGTCGGATGCATTGTCGATCTGCACAGCTTTGTCGGCCACTATTGGGCTTGTGACTGCGGCGACTGATTTCTCTACTACGGTCTGAACATCAGGCCATTTTGCCCGTGTCCATGCCCCTCTGATGCGGTCGTTTAAGCTGTTCTTTAAAGCAGTCTCTTCCTGACTGAGTAAAGTATCGACTCCAACTGCGGACTCGAATCTACTCTTGAAGGTGCTGTAGGAGACTGTTCTCAATGCTTTACTACCGTCTCAGGATTGGATTTTTCGAAATCTTTCGTCCACTCCTTATTGGCCCAACAGCCAGGTCGCTGTTGTTCATGTCTCAGGTAAGTCGTCATATCGGTTACCCGTTTCAAACGAAAGTTGCCCTTGCCCCCCTCGAGGGATTTGGCGGCGTGGCGGACTTGCTCCTGCCTCTTGGCGTAGTCCGCTTTTTCGCGGATGGCGGCCTGCTCGTTTGCTTTGCGAAGGTAGTATGCGATCTCTTCTTGCGAGTTACCGCTTTTTTTACCTCCTCGAACGATGATATTTAGACTCATATTAAAATGAAAAAGGGAGCCGGCCTACCCCTAAACCGGCTCCCTTGAATGAACACATGAAACAAACAACTACTAATTGTCTGATATGAATAAGTTAAACGATAGAACCAAGAGCGCGTGGATTGCCGACACGAAGGGTCAACATAGCCTCGCAGAAAGCTCTCTTTCCGCCACCGTTGTCGGGCAGTTCCATAACGGAGATACCTTCCAGGAACTTCAAGGATACGGTGTCATCGTCAGGGATGAGATAAGCACGGTCGGTGTTTACCGTTCCAAGAGCGGTGTCTGTGCCGGATGGAGTACCATCGAATCGTCCAAGAAATAGATCAGGGATGATATCAATGGTTCCGAAGTCCGAAACATAGCTAAGGACACTTCTGATTAAGGACTTACCGCTAACATCTTGAGTGAACTGGTAAGTAGGATTATTAGTCGCTACAGTTGCACGAGTGTAGTCGGTGATCTTGTTCATCACGGCTGGACCAGCATACAACTTGAAGTTGCTCTTAGCGCCGGAAGCGGTGTAAACAGCCTGAAGAAGTCCACGAAGTCCATCTTCGGTTAAGGAACCAAGAGATACACGGGAGCCAGCTACTGAACGGAATGCTTCTTTAGCGACAGAATCATAGGTGTTGCCTTGAGCGCTTGGATCACTCCAAAAACCCAACCCAGCCATCGTTGCACCTGCGGAACCTGATCCAGCATTTTGGTCATTACCCGAAGCAATCGCTACTTCGATAGAGCGCTTGAGTTGGATGAGGGATTTGGCCTTGCTGCTTGAAAATAAAGATCCACCTGGAGCAACATCGACCATTTCAGCCTGGCGTGATACGGCAAAATAATCTCTAAGGGTGGCCACACGGTTTGTCAGGCGCGCTCTTGAGTCGATCAAGTTTTTGGCTGTGCTAAGGTCCAAGTCTACACCATCGATATTTGCACTTGCACCAGCAGGATCTTCAAGGCTGTCTACGAGCCATTCGTTTAAAGTCGCTTTAGGAGCGGCGGATTGTGAGAGTGTGCTGTAAAGAGGGGTTTCTGTCGGCTCGACAGTTTTTAAGAGGGACTCTAAATTTTCCCTCGATCCCTTATCAGCAGTTACATTGTAGGAAGTTGCTAATGCCATTTTAAATAAGAATTTTGAATTTTAATAATTAAAGTTTAGTCGCTGAGATAAGCGGCTAGATCGTTAGCCGAGAGTGGTCCTTTGCGCTTTATCGATTCTTTCTGTTTCTGTTTCCGAGTTGCGGCGTTCTCCACAGGGGGAGATACATTACCTCCATCAGTTGGAGGTGGAGCCTTGGGCTTGACCGCTTTCTTCTTTGGTGCGGTGCTTGCCTTTTGGTCGGCCTTGATCGCTTCGATCCCTCTTACGAGAGTGGCGGCGATAAAGTCACCATTTGGAAGGTTGTCGAGTATATGAGAATACTGACTTTTAAGATTACCGAATAACTCCTGTCGGGTTTCTGCTAACTCACTATCTTCGTTCAACCAAGAGTGGGTTGCGATAGTGTCCTGTTGCCATTGCGATTTCTCAGCCAGGTATTTCTCCCGTGCTGGAATTTTTTCGGTAAGGTACTCGTCTGCCTGGGTGAGAATGTTGCGGATATCATCATCGCTATATTCCTTGCCATCGACTTCTACATAATCCTTACCAATGTTCTGCAATGCGAACTTCTTGGCGGCCTGTGCTTCCTGGCGAAGTTTATTCAGGTCCTCATAGGATTGAATATTCTCCAGTTCAGGTTGCTTGGCCGGTTGAGAACCGCCTTGGGTTTTAAGGTTTTGAATCTCGGCCTTGAGTGCTTCTGCGGTTTCTTCCGCTGACTTAGCCCGTGCAGTTAGTTTATTTACCTGCTTTAGGAGCTTACCTACTGCCTTGGGAGGTTCTTCGCTTTCGCTTTCTTCCTCCTCGTCAGATTCCTCTGCCTCTTCTTCTTCGGTATCTTCTTCCTCTTCTTCGGAAATAGACTGTGAAAGAACATCTTCTTCTACCTCTGCTTCTGCGTCTTCAGAACTCTCGGTGACTTCTGCTTTCGCCTCATCGGTAGTGGCTTCCTGATCCTGTTCAACCTGGTCGACAAAAGATGCCGCCAAGTCTTCCATGCTCATTGGGCCTTGCGCTTGTGTTTCTGCTCCCGTGGATTCAGCCGGAGCCTCGCTAATAACTGTTTCTGCCATAATAATCTCTGCGTTTGTAGAGTTCGCACTCTCTTGTACTGTTCTGCGGTGTGGATACACCCCGCCAATGACTATTTTAGCAGATTAAAACGAGCATTTCTCAGTTTATTTTAAACACATCCCAGCACTCTAAAAACTTCTCATATTTTCCCCGACTCTGTGGGTTGTGTGGGCATAATGTCGCACGGATTCCTGTTAAATGAAGGCATGGGATCAAATACCAACAATCCTTTGGCTCAACATAGGCCGCCATGACATCCACCTTTGTACAATCGATTGGATCTTTCTCCTTCGACCCTGTGGCCGCTGTCACCATGTACCTGCCAAATCCACCTCTGCCCTCCTTCATCAGTCCGCCTGTGCCTTTGATCTGCACCTTAAATGGTCGGCCTGCCTGGTTCATAACGATGCAGTCCTGTGGCAGATAGTCCCCCAACGGGGTGAAAACCTCAAGCCCCTGCCTAAGAGCTTCAGTAAAAAATATCTGCTCGTAGAGGTTACCCTGTCTCTTCATCTTCGTCCGAAAGATCTATCTCGCTTTCGAACTCCAATACATCTTCACCCAACCACTCGTTGATGTCATCAACTGCAATTTTTGCCATCTCCAAGTCCTCGATATCGGACTCGTCCAACCATCGATTTAATAATGCACGATGCTCGTTCTTAAATTTTTGATGGGGGGTCTCGGTCATCTTTCTCATCGAGTAATGTTATGATGCGGTGAAAGGCGGCGATCTCACCCGATAGTCGGGCAAGTTTCTCGGGGCTGTCGATGTGCTGGTAGTCCATGAAATCGACCAAGCACGATTCTTTTTGTTCCTTTATGAAATTAATAACGGCCTTGAACTCTGTTAAGTCCTTCAGCCCGGCAACTGCGTCCTGTATGGTCACTTCTTCTTACGCTTTGGTTTCTGTGATGCTTTGATCGCTTTTGCCGATGGGTAGCCCTTATCACCAGGTTTATTCATCCGCTCACCCGAGCCTCCTTTGATGCGTTTCTTCTTAGCGGCGATATTTGCCCATAATCCAGGTTTCTTCTTTTTCATGACCATTTAACTTTATCTGCCCAGTAAGCCGCAGAGGTTTTACCTTTTGCGATGTTCTTGGCGTGTCTGTTTTTAAAATTTGCTCGCTTTTGCTTCATTGCCTGACTCTCACCCTTCTTTGGCTTGCCAGCGGTTTTAGCACCCTGTTCTCCAAATCGAATTAATTGGTAATTATCCTTATCGTTTTTGATTAAAACGGCATGGGATTTAGTTGGGTGGCTAGGTGTACGCTTGGGCTTATTCACCCCAGCAAACTTCATTCCTCTATAATTTATACTCATACACTTGTTCCTGGTACATTGCCTGGTGCAGTCCCTAGCTGTCCAATTTTGGCGTTCATTTGTTGCTGTTGCTGGAACTCAAGCTGACTAGCATATGTCTGTAGTCTCTTCGCAAAGTTTTCATCGGATTGTAATCTCTCCTGAACATCGGTGGCTGGTATCGCCTCACTTCCGGCAATGTACGATTCCAAGACTTGTAACCTAAGTTGTGGATTCGCCCCCTTCTCGGGTGCATTAACCACCTGTCCCGATGCGATCTTTGCGATGTCGTTCGATGTTTCAATAATCTCCTTTGTTGTAGCCTCCTGAGTAGGCATGATTAATTGAGATGCGAGGTTTGGATCGATTGCCTCCAGTACCTTGCGGAGATAGATGTCGAATCTGCTGATTCCCTGTCTATCGTAAGTCGCCATCAGCTTACCCACAGTATCTAGCTTCTCGATTACTTTGCTTTCGTCCGCATTCATCGAGTTCCATGAGATATTGAAGTCATACAACTCAGCAGTTTCATCCAAAATTAACTGCGCACCCTGCTCGTTGTTGGTAACACGAAACCAAATCATTGGGCCCGAATAAGTGCGATCCAAGCACCATATACGCTTGAGGATTTCCTTCCAGCCTGTAAGCCAGCAATTTACCAGGTGCTGTTTTAGCATATTTGCTTCCACCGCATCTTCAGGACCAGTCGCTCGGCCGGTGATGCGGTTAGCCAGTTGCCGAAGTTGCATCTCCACCTCAGTCGATGCTGGTGAATAGCGGGGGATCTCCATAAATCCAACCTCTCCACGCCTTCTTACCGCCAAGGTAGCACCTGGGCCTATACGCTCGGGCCGTCTGCCAATCTGATGTTCAATAGGTGGCAGGGTACTCATTGATGCGCGGTCACGGCGGCTGTCCATCTCTGTCTTTACCGCAATCTGATAACTCTTGAGTAGTTCAGGGTATCCGCGAGAGTCCAATAAACGATGGTTTAAATGCTCTCTCGTGATACATACAAATGGATATCTGCCCTCATCGTACCCGACAGGCTCATGGAACCCAGCCTCGTCCATCTCCTCGGTCCAGCAGGTTTTAGTAACCACAGGCACATCATCTTCATCGAGTTCCTTACGATAGGTAGTGATTACTTTAATTAATCCCTCGTAGTGCTGGCTTCCATAATTATTGCCATAGTCATAGGACATCATGCTGTCGCTGTATCTTTCCTCTTCGTAGAAATCTTTGGCCTTTTCGATAGCTTCCTCTATCCACTTGGCATCCCATCCCTCGTTGACCTTCTGCTTCAGAGCTTCAGGCGTATAGTAATGCAAGCAATGTATCGACCTGGCACTTTCCAAATCGATCACATTGCTGTCCACGATCAATTCCCTACCCAACTCATATGCTTTAACTGCGGGACGATTAACGACCACTTTTTCGGTCGGAATTTCGGTCTCACCTGTCTCCCGAAGTTCCTTCACCATACGCTTGACCCTACGCTTCTTCAGCTTTGGAAATAAGGGATAAAACATCTCCTCTACCCCTTCCTTCATGTCAGGGTCCTGTATGGCCATAGCCAGTTCAGGTGATTGCTGGGCAATCTGTTCCAAACTTATCGGCTCAAACTTGCGAGTCTTCTCCTGTTTCCAGTATGTACCAAAAAAAGTAAGTCCATTCTGCAATAAATAATTAGCACCAATTGAAGCCTCCCGCATAAGCTCGTCCATCGTACCCATACGCCAACGCAAGAACTCACTCACCAGCTTGGCCGATGCTATGTCGCCCGATTCAACCGGGGCGGCGACCAGGTTGGCCTTCTGTAAAGACTGCACCAAGGTAGCCACATCCCCGTCAATTAAGGGGTTTATAACATTAGGATCGAGGTCGGATGCACCATCGAATGGGAACGCTTCAGGGCCATGCTTCTTGCCATCCCCAGCTTTTCCCGCCCATTCGTTAAAGCGAACCTCCCGAGCATCCTCGGCTTTATCCATCCACCAGCTTAAATTCGCCTTTGCCCGTTCAAATTCCTCCTTCAAGGCATCCACATCCGCCTTATTCTCAAATACCTGTACCTCGTTTTCCATAATTACTTAACTCTCAAGTTTAACATTTTATTTCTTAATTTTCTCATCGCCCTGTTTTGGATGCGATCAATCGTATCCTTCCCCACGCCCACAAAGTCTGCGATCTCCTGTAAAGTGTATGCACGGCCCTCCTGCCCATGCTTCAAACATTCCAAACCTTCTTCCACTACCAACTCCCGAAGCATTGCATCGATACGCCTGTCCGTCTCCTCGCGGGACTCAGACCAATCTGTACAGCTTCTCCTCACCTTCCACCTTCTTCACCAA